TCCGTCGTGGTTGAGTAATCCTTTGACATTCTCAAAGAGGAGATACGGTATGGATTTTTCGTGAGCGAGTCTAAACATTTCAAAAGCGAGTGTCCCGCGGGTGTCATCCAAGGAAAATCCAGTTCGCTTTCCTGCAACTGAAAAAGTCGCACAAGGGAATCCTCCAACGAGGAGGTCGGCATCAGGAATGTCTCCAGCGGAAACATCTCTAACATCTCGTCCATCGGGTTGTTCTCCGAAGTTTCGGGCATAAATACTCCTAGGTCTCTCAAGCCATTCATTAGCCCAAACGCACTCATGACCTGTTCTTTCAAGTCCTAAGCGGAAGGCTCCGATACCAGCAAAAAGTTCTATGAACTTCATTAGACAACTGGTTTCGCTGGTCGTCCTCGTCTACGAATTAGTTTGCCTTCGCTGTTGTACTCAGGTGTTCGAGAAATATCATTACGAATAATTTTGTAAATCAACTGCTCGGATACTCCCATTGCTTCAGCAATTTCACGATAGGTAATGCGCTGTTTGCGTAGTCGAAGAATCAACTGCTTACGACGCTTTCCTAAATCCTGAATCTGTGTTTGGTGTGTGCGGATAGCATCGGTCAAAAGTTTGACCTCATCTAATCCTTTGCCGTCCAACTCTGTTGCTTCCATAACCGTACTCATATCGCTTCTCCTTCTTCGAACAGGCGTTCGACAGCATCATCAAACTTAACCTTCTTTTGAATCTGATTGGCGGTTGCCACAAACTCAAGTTCAATTTTCATAATAGATTTCTTGTAAGCAATGAGCATAGCAATATAAAACGGTAGTATGAAAAAACTAGCGATTGCTAAACCAACTGCTGTCCAAATTATGTTCCAGTTCAATATGTCCTCCCCTTCTCAACTCCTCGAATGTAAATCACTAACGAATTTTTATCTTTCTTTGGTGGCAGAAAAACCAACGACTTCACAAACTCCGAAGAATCATCGGGAAGAACTCCCGCGTCTACGAGTCCATCAATCGCCGCTTTGACTGAGGGATTACACGCCCCTACATCCTGTAAGCGACCACCCTTCTGATGTGGCTCCACCGTGACGGTAATCCAAACCATAGGAGGTATCTTCTCATATTTAGCCAAGAGTTGAAAACCCGTTCGCCATTCCTTTGTAAGTTTTGCTCGTTCCCACCTATTGCCAGCGCGTTCGGCATTAGTCGTCCAAGGACGCTGTTCGAACTCGAGACGATAAATCGTTTGCTCGGTCTCATCAATCTGACAAAAACATTCCATGACTCAAGCATGAGGGAAACTCCGCACCATGTCCAGTTGCGTTTTTTGCCCATAGTTATCTATCTGCCACCATAAACCGTTTTCATCTTGAAAAGGAATATCTTCAGCCGACTCAACCTTTTGAATAAGGTAGCCGAGTTCACGGGCTTTGGCTCTGTTGGATTCAACCCAACCATGACAACCGCTAGTTCCAGTACCACAAAGAACAATGAGATTCGCTGATTCGTGAAGCATCTCATTCTTTGAACCGCCCATCATTCTCGGACGGCGATGATGAACTGATACGGGATAGCCTAAGAAATCTCGATTACATCTCTCGCACTTATATGAAGCACGGGCAAGAACTAACCATCGTGTCGGTTCAGAAACTCTGTTTGGTTTAGCCTTTGCCATTGAAGTCTTTCATCCGCGATGGCGTCCAAGCAAGCAGGGCATACCTTTGAGTTCGTCTGAACCGCCATCTGCTGAACCAACTTGCAAACGGAAATATCTTCATAGGTCAGGTGCCACCGTTCCATTATCATTTTCCAGCGGAGCATCTTTACCTCTGTTCAACTTCTCTAGCAATTCTTTTTTAATTTGTGCTACAAATTCAGGTGAGGCTTTTTTCTTTTCTAGTTCCGCGTACTCAAGTGACATCAACCGCGAGCGCTCGCGTTCTCTAGCATCGGCTAGTCTACGACGCCATTCCCGATTTAGGTGCGAAGGATTGATAGCCGAGTCATGGTTTGAATAATGCCAAGAAACAATTTTCTTCGCCTCTTCTAAAGGTAAATCCGAATCAAGGGACTCAGCCCAAGCCCTAACCTTTAACTCATCAACCTGTACTCGTAGGTCATAGATACCAACGAATCCTAAAAGCATGGCAATGTCAGAGAGAGTCATTGCGGAACTTCTCTGCCAAGTCGATTGCTCTAATTGCTGATTGTTCATGTTTGGTTTTAACTCCTACTCCTCTGAGAACTAAATCCATTTGACGCATTGTGGGAACTGTCCCGATGTAATCCAAAGCCTGTTCAATCTGTTGCTCTGAATATCCTCTTGCCTCTGCCGCTTTAGTTATTTGAAGTAATGAGTGCCACGCCCCTTTGCCTAAAGGTTTAACTCTTTGCTTCTCCCACCATCTTCGAGCAACTGCTTCAGAGAGCGCGACAACTGCGACAGCAGTTTCGTCGCTCTTTGTTGTAGATAGGACGGGTGTATAGGACGGATGGTACGGAGTGGAGTTGGGGAGTGAGACCTCCAAAGTTGGGGAGTCGGGGGTATCTGAGTTGGGGAGTTCTACCTCTCCTAAACTTTGTTCCTCCCCAACTGTGTTGGGTAGTTTCTTCCATATCAACTGATAGACGGTTGCGTTGCCTCGGGAGTTTCCCTTGGTAATAATCTTCAAGTGACCATCGGCAATCATCTCGTTAATAACCTTTCGGACATACTCAACCGAACACCGACCCTTAGAAGCAAGGTTTGATTGAGATGCAAAGAAGCGACCATCATCATGAGAAATATCTGCGAGCGCTAGGTGGATAAGTAGGCGAGTCCCGTCATAAGGCGAGTCCGACCAAACTTTTGTAATCCACCTGATACTCACAAATTACCTCCACAATGAGGACAACACTTTTTGCGTCCTTGTTTTTCAACTACTCGACCTTCAACACAAGCCACATCTACATAGACTTTACAACCATCACGACTCTCTTTGAGTCGAGCAATTCGTCCCGCTTTATGAAGGACGGACAATACACCTGATGCGGTGCCATGGTGAAGTCCAGTAATCTCAGATAACTCTTTCCAAGTTATGCCCAACAGTTTTCGTTGGGCAAGAAGGTTGAGCGTTTGCGCTTGACGCAAAGCGGTCTTGCCTGACCTGTCTGCGTTAAGCGCTCGCGCCTTCGAAGTATCTGTTCCGCTATGTCCTGAAGTTCCGCTATACGGTAACTCGGGCTGGTTCAAGAGTGCTGACTTCATCTGATTCCTCTTCCAACTTTGGTGGGTTCAATTTGGTTTGTTGCTCTTTGAACTTGGCACGGAATTGGTCAAGAAGTCCAACTGGGTAAGCGTCCTTGTTCGCTGTTATGTACTGACCGATTTCAGATAGTGTTTCAATCGTTGTTGCTTGAGCAATCTTGATGACAACCGCTGAAGGCGCTAACACATCATCTGCACTTGAGCGTTCATACGAAGTTGCGTCAGGGTCTACCTCATCGGTTGGAAGTGCAAGCGATTGAAGTAGCGCTGTACGGAAAGCAACTGACATGGCTTTGGCTGTTGCCTTATCGCCTGAGTCCATTGCTTCGCCAACTACTGTTGCTTTGATTGCATCACCGTTTGCTCCGATGAATGTGTAAGTTACTTTTACTTTGACATGACCCATAGCAGTTCGGTTCCGTCCAATCTCGACTGTTTGATATTCGTACTCTTCAACTGAAGGCACGACGACTACTCCGAACTTTTGAAGTGCTGGTGATACAGCATTTACAACTGAATCAATTCCACGAAAGTTAAAACCCTGTGAAGTGTTTTTATCTTTCTTAGCGATTGCTCCAACTGCCTTCATGATTTCGCTCAATGCTTGAGCGATAGGTAGATTATTTTCCATGTTCCCTCTCTCTATTCTGCGATTACGAATGAAACTGAAATCTCAGCAGGTATGACTTTGACTGCTGGAACAATTTCACCTTGGGTTGATATTACTTTATCTTCAGACTGATTCAAAGCATTTAGGGCTTTTTTATCAATTTCTTTTTTGACGCGAACTAACTCAGGTGCGTTGGTCTCAGCCCATTCGAGGAATTTGGATTCATCCTCAATATCGAACTTGACTCGACCTGAAACAGTCTTGATGGTGCCGTGGGGCAGAACTATGCTTTTACGGTCTTTAGAGCGCTCTCTGAGGGCGTATGGGCGTAGGTTCGCCTCAAACCATTCAGCATCTCTTTCGAGGTCTGTATTGACCTTCTCGAGCCATTCTGTGACCCTTTGTAACTCTCGGTCAAAGATGGCTTTGTTATCTGATTGCTTGCGTCTAATCGAGGCAAGTTTTCTCATCGCCCAATCTGCTTTTGAATCGTCATCAACGACGAATGGCTCACGGGCTGGTTCTTCAATGACTTCAAAGTCATCGACTGGTATTGCTTGTACTGCGTTGTCCATGTGGACTCCTCTCGTTAAGGGAGAGGGTACTAAACGGGGGTTTAGATTGTCAAGCCCTACAACCCAATGATTTGTCCAACATACATGGAGGCACCGACAACTGTGCAGATGAAGAGCGCTCCAACGGTACGAATGACCCATTCGGAGCGACTCTCCATCTTTTCAAGACGGTCTGTAATGTGTTCCATGGCTTGCGTAACTCTTTCAGAGTCAGAGTCATAAACATCTTTGCGAAGATAGGTTTGGCTGACATTTAGGTTCATCTGCTTGACTTCCATAGTCAGGTCATCAAGCCGACGCATAATCTCTCCTAAACTTGGCTTTACTTCTTCGCTCATTTTTATGCCTTTGCTCTTGCTTCGTCAGCAGTCTTTGAAGCGACTGGAGTTGATGGATATGCTGGACGAGCCACACCCATGATGAGTTTGTAGGCTCTCTTCTTAAGGAAAGCGCCGTCACCATTTGACTGACTTCCCTTTGTATCGCCACTTGTATTTCCTTCGTAAACCCAAAGAGTTCCTTTACCGTCGTTCTTTTGAACTATGCCTACATGGTCTGCTTGGGCATCATCATCGAATTGGAAGAAAGCAATGTCGCCAGCCTTTGCTTGACCGACTGGGACAATCTGACCTTTCTTGGCAAACCACTTCAAACCTACATCGCATGATGCAAAACCCTTTTTAGATTGAGCCGCGATAAGGTCAGAAAGACCTGCCTCTTTGAAGCACCAAGAAACATACATGGCGCACCAAGGTTGGTTGTTAAGTCCAAACCACTTGCCGAACTTTGTATCGTTGTTGGTTCCTTCACGGAATCCAGCATCAACTTCGGCTTTGGCGGACGCGAGAACTTTTTCTACTGACATTACTTTTTAGCCGTTGCCTTTTTCGCTGGAGCCTTCTTTGTTAGTTTTCCAACTACGGCTTCGGTAACTCCGTCAGCAATTTTGCCAAACGCAGGGTCTTTAGGATTAGCCGCTCTGATTGCGACTGGGAGAACGGCAGAGATACCCGCCGCTAAAATTGCCTTAAGTGAATCGCCATCAAGAGCAAGGATGTCCCCACCTGTAATCATGAAGGCTGTTGTTACTGCCGCTAAAAAAGACCGTCCGTATGAAGCGAGCATTGCTTTTGTCTTACTGTCCATTGTAATCTCCTAATTGTAGGTAGGTAAATAATAACCTATGGTTTCTGAACCTAGGTTGCTATGTCTCCGAGGCACAAAATATCAGCCCCGTTTGTGAGGATAAAAACTGTGTCCCCCACTTGTGGCGCATAACTGTGGATATATTTAACTGAGGGCAAAGTGTTTGTATCCCCTGCTATTTGAATATCGATAGTCTTAGGGCTGTTGCTCGTCGCAACTACATAAGCCTGACGGAGCCTCAAAGTTGGGAAGGTATCCGTGCCTTTGATTTGATTAACTAAGTAACTCAAGTCCATCAGAATCTCCTACTTCTACCGATTGCGTTCATACTACCGCTGGCACTCAAGGGGATGGAAATTGCATCAAGTGTCAAAATCTTATCAACTCCGATTGGTGAACGGGTTACCTTAACCAAGTCATAAACATCGTGAGCAGGATTGACAATAAAATCCCAAGTAATTTTTTCTGAAGCGCCAATAACTTTCTTCAACTCAGCGGCCGCCGCTTCTTTAGCCTCGGCAACTGTCAAGACTGTTGGGCTACTCATAAACTTAGGGACTTCACCATAGGTCTTTCGATATGTAGGTGAACTTGGATTGTCGTCCCAAGCCTCGCCGATAACTCCGATACTCAAGTTAGTTCCTTCACCCGTATAGATGACTCCGTTATACGACTCATCGATACTCAGCGAACGATTCATTTGAATCAGAACTGAATCAGAACCATCTGTGTACTCGGCAACGGGGGTTCCCTTATCAGGGTCAGGGATTGGTCTCATGCGAGCAATACCGTTTTCATCAAAGTACAAGTCCATAGATGCGGACTCTGCAATCTTAAGAGCCTCTCGCCAAGGGTCGCTTGACTGGTCAAGAGTTGGATAGAGCAAAGTGGTTACTTGATTTGTAGCAGGAAAAATAGTTTGAACTTGCGGGTAACGGTATTTAAGAATGTTTGCAATGGCTGTTTCTTTTGGGGTGCCATCTTCAATGTAGAACTCATGATTGGTGAACTTAGCCCGAGCCAAAAGAAGGCTACGGTCTGAACCTTTAATTGAGACTTTAATTCCTTGAGCAGACTCCGAGATGTCTACGCTGGTAATAATGAACACACCGAGAGGAACTAACTCTTCGGTGCCATCTCCAAAAACAATTCCGCGGTAAATTTTTACTTCACGGTTATAGGGTAAAAGGATTGATGAGATGTTATTAGTTGGGACAAGGGTTCCGTCTGTATCGACGAACTCTAAAGTACATTCACGACGAATTGAGCGTCGGTTATCAATCGTTACATCACCGCTAATTGGAGAAGCGGTACTCAGAATTGTTCCATTAGCCATATCGTAAATCTCAACCTTGACTGTGGTTGAGTGAGATTTCCGAACTGCTGTTTTGAAATTTTCGGAAACTGGATACATTATGGAGCCGAGACCTCAAAGTAGGTGACTTTAACTCGACGAACTAGGGCATTGATGTTTCCCGATTCCGTCCAGTTTCTATCTACAAAACGCACATACTTCTGCCGACCTAGCGGGTCGTGAACATGAAGTGTTCCTTGATAAGTAAGAACTGGATACAGCGTGTTCCATTCGGTTTCGCCCGTTGTAACAAATTCATAAGTGCCGTCTACACCATAGATTGATTGGGAAACAACAACAGTCTTAGATGCGCCTAGTGGCTTAAAGACTCCATAAGATTCAACAATCGTTGAGTTAAGTGGCTGTAAGACATCTATGCCAACTGCTTTGACTGTTGGCTTTTGAGGCGCAACAAATGACCAAGTAGCAGGATTAGAAATCTGAATAGGTACGGTAGTTGTATACCCCGAGGAAATGGTTGCCATTAGATGTCAGCCCTCGCTTTCGCACGATATGTAACTGTTGTAGCAATAGGAACTTCGTAGTCATTGATTTCTGCAATTTGTGTGCTGTCCGCCGTGATTGGGCTATTACGAACTGTTGTGTAATTAGTTCCATCAGAGGAGCGCTCAACATCAAAAGCAAAAGAACTAAATCCTCCGCGAGTAAAAACTGGAGTATCTCCTGAGTGGAAAGCAATTTTGTCTACATAGAAAACTTCACCTGAACCAGCGCTTGTAATTCTCACAAACACTTGAGCATGAGTAGCCGTAGGTGGAGCAAGTACCGTAGCGTTTGCTGTGACAAAGGCTGAACTCGTTGCGCTAACTGCTGTTCCATAAGTTGTACTAATAGTGGCACCAGCCGAAGTTAGATAACGGATACCAACTGAGACTGAGCGAGTTGTCGTACTTGCTCTAAAGTCAGCGATAGCAGAGAACTCTTGGTTTGCTGTGACTGCGAACTTAGTTGCAGTAGTAGTTGAAGCAACTGCGTCACCGCTTGCACTCGCTGTAATTTCAAGGGAGGCACTACCGACTGAGGCTTGCGCTGTTGAGCGAGCAATCGCACAGTTTGTAACCGCAGCCCATCCAGTCGTGTTAGTTTCAAGAGAGGCTTGGTTTGGAGATAAAGAATTAGTTCTGCCAAAGACTGTAACCGTTACGGCACCTACTTGAGAATCATAGAAAGCCGTAATCAATGGTGTTGCTGGAGCATCAACATCAATAGTGAACTGACTATATGCCCAGTCGCTAAAGTAATTAGAGCCATTCAATAATTGAGCAACTCGGACATAAGCACGGTAAGTAGTTCCATCTGCGAGGTCTGCTTCAAGGGTTTGACCGTTATTGCTTGATGTGACAATTCCAGTTCCTACTGTTGCAGTAGAAGTATCGGGACTAAAACTTCCACCAGTATAGGTAGCCGAATCAAAGACTTTAATCTCATAGGCATTTTGTGGGTCACCGTCTGTATCAGCATAAGTCCAAACAACTGATGGAAATGTTGTATCTGTACTGGTGCTAGTAGGAGCGGTCACGGTAACTGTTGGTTGAGCCGTTGTAATGACATCCACATACAATTCATAAAGACCAGCGCGGTCTCCTGATACTGTTGCGTTATCTGTAAATTTAACTACGAGATTATCAATAAGAGTTTGAGTCCACGCCTGACCGTTTGGAGCGCTAGTTAATTTCAAAGCAGTATCAAGGGTAGACAAAGCAAGGGTGTTGGCTTTAGAGAAAGGAACTGAGTAACTGACTGTACGACCATTACGGTCTGTAATTACACCGAGGCTTAACTCAATGCTTCCAGTTGTTCCGATAGTTCCTCTTGCCCGTAAATTTACATAGGCAACCTTCTCGGTAGCCGCAAGAGTTTGTGTGCCAAACTCTGCTTCGTAAGAAGCGGGAACTGTTGTGCTTGTACGAGTGATGTAGGTCGAATCGCTACTGTCGGATAGCGCCGCATGAACTGAGCCTGAACCGCCTGAGATGGTAAAGGCTGAAGCGTTGTTCCAGTCAGCGTTGGGGCGAAGTGTATAGGTAGCCATTATTTGTTAGCCAACTCCTTTGCCAATATAGCGAATGTCTCTTGAATTCTTTGAGTAATGATGTCAGCCTTCTCATCAATGTTTTGTGCGCCAGTTGTATCAACATTAACAACAAAAGCACCCTGCTCAATAACAATGTTGTTTCCACTAACTCCGCTAATTCTTGCTTGAGCATCTGTAACTTGAGCGATACCTAGTTGCGCGTTGGCAATCTTTTGACCGAACGCCGCTTCAGAACCAAACTTACCAATCGATGCACCAGTAAATCCAATTTGTTGTGTAAGTTCATTGATTTGAGCAATAGCCTCGGCACCGCCACCAAGGATTGACGCCGCAAGTTGGGCGCCCTTGATTGGTCCTGATTCAACTAAATCTTGAATTGCCTTAGCATCAAGACCTAATCCCTGAAGAGTAAGAATCTGATTAGCAAACTGTTGGCTCTTGTCCAAACGCATCCGCATATTTTCAATAAGGGACTTAGCCTTCGGGATAAATCCATCAGGAAGTTCTACTCCCTTAAGACCTGCAAAACTTAAGATTGTGTCCTTAAGGGAATCGGCAAACTGTTTAGCCGCATCCTGTAAGTCTGTAAGTACATCACGCATTGACTCAATACCAGCGGTCATCGCATCACGAATCTTCTTCATCAAGTCTGCCGAGTTCTGAAGTTCGTTAAGGGTGGCGTCATCTTCGCCATTCATACCTTCTAAAGCCTTAGCGCGTTTTCTTTCCTCTTCGAGAATATCGCCAAAACCTAAGCCCTCTTTAAGTTTATCTCCAAGGGCGCCGAAAGCATCTGTAATTTTGCCAAGCACATTGCCAGTAGTAAATGACTTAACTGCTGAAGCAAAACCAAGAATTGTTTCTCCAGCCTTAAGACTAAGTGAACTTAAGTTCTCAACTAAGAACTTGCCTACCTCAACATCTTTGAGTCCTTCCATAACATTGACTAACTTTTCAAGTTGTGGAATTGCAAAATCAACTACATTCTCAATCATGTCACCAAGGATGTCGCCCACTTCAAACTGCTTAAGTTCGGTAACAAATGAACCAACCTTGCTGACCGCTCCGCCAATAATTTTAGAAGCGTCAGAAAGCAACTGAACTAACTCAGTACCTAATTTAATGTCTCCAGCCTCAAGGACTGTCTCTCCAGCCTTCTTAGCAAAACCTCCCACCTTAGTTAAGGCATCAGAAATAGATTGGACTAATCCTTCAGCAATAGGAACTTTAGTTACTTCAAGAATTGTATTTCCAATTTTACTTGACGCGGAACCGATTGCTTTAATTCCGTTAGATATAGAATCTACTAAGTCTTTGCCCATCGAACTTGCCGTTAAAGTGCTTGCTGTTTTAGAAACGGTTGCTAATTTAGTAGCAAAACCTTTTGCTGTTGCTAGAGCCGCATCAAAATCTTTATCCGATATAAGTTCTTTTGTTGCGCCTTTAACAGTATTTGAGAAAGATTTAAGAGAAGTTCCCGCAGTATCTAAAGTAGTCTTTACGGTATTGCCCATTGTATTGATGGCATTTCCTGCCGCGTAAATAGGCTTAGCAATGTTGTCGCCAAAAGCAGGAATCTTTGCTAAAACATTAGCAATACCATCAGCCCAAGATTTAATTTCTTTAGCCGAGGTTTGAACAAACTGACCTAACTTAATAAGGATTTCTCCAAAGAAGGCTGGTATAGATGCCAAGACAGTTCCTACTGCTTTTACAAATTTATTGATTATGTCTACGGCTAAGTCAAATCCCTTACGGTTGCCTTCAACAAAATCTGTTAATGCTGTAATTCCTTTAGCCAAAAAGCCAGCAACTTTGGAAACTAAATTAAAGAAAGTGCCAATAATAAAATCAAGAACCTTAGCGATAGCCCCACCTACAAAATTGTGCGTGTCTAGCAAGTCGCCCAAGAAACTAATAAATGTGCCAATAAACTTAAAAATACCGCCAAAGACTGTGGCAAAGGCGTCAATCAAGAAATCAAGAACCTTAGCAATTAACATACCGACTATGTTGTTTGTATCAAGAAGGTTGCCAAGGAA